TATGCAACCGATTCGCCATCTCCACATTTAACCCTGACATTTTGTGCGGGGCAATGGGTGCACCGGGGCGGTCAAACTCTTGCACCATAGCCACTTGGCCTTTTAATCGCTCTCGGTGCTGCTCTTTTTTCTTGTTCCATTGGGCCTGTGCATACTTCACATCAGAATGGCCCATCTCAATGGTATCGGTGCGCTTTAAATGCTCACGCCATTGGGCTTTGCCCATGATCATTTGCCCATCTGGGGATCGAAATGGCTCAAAGTCCCCATAGACCATAAAACCCTCGTTTATGGGCGCATTGTGCTTTTCATACGGCTCTGTGCCGTCAGATGGATATACCCAAGTCGTTCTCAAATCAACTCCAAAATGCGGGATATGTCTTGCTCATCTCTTTGGAAACGTATGCGCCTGTTTAGTTCGCTTACCTTTTCAATGAGCGCATCATAATCTATTGCCGTCTGAGATGCAATTTCTATCGTTTGCTCTGGCGCAGTTGTAATTTCCTCGCGTATTTCTGGGGGAAGGCCAAACAAAGCCTCATGTAGTTTCTCTTTACGCTGGGTTTCTAATTCGCGCTCTTTTTCCCATTGCTGATTGCGCTTTTTTTCATCAAATCCAAAGTGACCGCCCAGTAAAACATCTGGGGTTGGCGGTATGACTGCCGTTGCAATGCTTGCAAAAGGCTGTTCAGCAATGGAATTAAAACCAAACATTTAAAAAAACATCAAGAAGTTGCTATTGCTACCACTTGGCGCAGGAGGTGCAGTAAACACCCACCCTGAGTTGTTGCCCCCATCTGTAGAGTTTGCACCTGCGTACCATCCTGCCCCGCCTGTAGCTGTAGACCTACTGATAGACAAATAGTCAGAGCTTACAGTCCCGCTTGCCTTTGACAATGTGTGGCTTGCGGCAGTAACTGAGCCAATCGTTATCAAGTTCCCTGCCGTACCTGACAAACTGAAACTGCTGAATGTGCTGGTTGTCCCTGCTGTAAACAGCACAGACGCTGGTTGAACTGTGTTTGTGATGTTGCTAAATGTGTTTGACCCTGTAATGGTCAAAGTACCAGCACCACCTTGGTTGAGTGTGCAGTTAAATGTAGAACCGCCGCCAACAAACGTCTTGGCAGTTGCGGCGGTCATGGAGATCGTGCCTGTACCTGTCCCTGCTGTTGTTGTGAAATTAGTGGGTGCGGCGTTGTTAAATGCTATTGTGCTTGCTCCTGAGCAGAATATAGTCCCACCATTAAAAGTAAGATTTTTTGTGCCTGTAGCAGTTACAAATCTTACTCCAGCAGTTAATGTGTTTCCATTTAAGTCTAATGTTCCATTGGTTAATGTTATTGCACCATTTCCTGTCAGCGCAGTTCCTAATGCCCAAGACCCACTAACACCATCAAACGTAACCGCACCAAGAGAAACACCATTGGTAGTTACAGTTTTTCCAGTTGTTGCGTTAAATGTGGTTGTGCCGGTATAGGTGCGGGTAAAGTTTGTGGCTTGTAATGTGAAATTGCCTGATACCGTCAATGCAATAGCAGAACCAGCAAGGGTCATCGTTCCATCAAGACCTGACGCTGTAAAGTTATTACAGACCCTTGGCGTGTTTGCCATGGTTACTGTAAATGCAGTAGCTAATACATTTGAGTTGGCATCAAAGAATACGTTGTCTGATGCAGTTGGGACAGAGAAACCGCCCAACCCACCTGATGAATCAGACCAATTGGTTGTGCTTGTGGCATCCCATGTCCCCGTGCCAAGAACCCAATAGCGATCAGCCATTAGACTTCCTCGGTGGGGGTTTCTTCAGTAGGGGGCGCAGTTATTACAGCAAGCCAGTTGTCGTATCTTTGCTGTTGCATGGCATCAATTTCTTCTGCCGTTAGCCCATGATCGTCAGGCAAATGCAAAGCATCAGAGAATGTGCCGTACTGAGATGAAAAAGAAAAGTCAATCTTCATGTTCATGCCTGTGTGGTTACTGCAATCACATCCCAACGTGTATTGTTGGCGTTGTATATACAACCCACATACGTTGTTTTGCTTGCTGTTGTCGTTGTTGGCAAAGTTACACCTATAACTGTGTAGGTTGCGTTCCAAGTCAATGTTTGCGGTGTGCCGTTGTCCAGCAGTCTGAACATCAGCTTGTCCCCGTCTAATGGCGTTCCTGTTGGGGCATTAATTGTCAAACCCGCTGCCAAAGCTGTGTAGACATAAACATCAGCGGTTGCAACGCTTGGCGTTAGTGATGATGCAGATGCGGCTGATGTAACCCTTGGGTCAATGCGTGTAGCACCAATAGTCCCGCCAGTTACCGAAATGCTCGGTATTGTCACCACCCCTGTGGTTTGGATAGTCATTGCATCGGTTGTGTTTACCGCGCCATTGACAATAAAACTAATCTTTTGGCTATCCCATGACCCTATGACCAATGGGCCACCATAAGACTCCACAAAACTAGCTAATGGCGTAGAAAACCCATTGTTAGGAAATCCCGCAGCCGCATAACTGTAATTTGCGTTATTGATGCCTAATTCGCCGTAAGCCGTATGACCGCCATCGTTGACTGCATAGCTTGCGTAGCTTGTGTTGCTGGCGCTTGTGTTTTGCAGACTGGTGTACAGATATAGCGGCTCACTTGCCGTGAATCCTGCAATTACACCCGTATCGGTGTGAACAGTTGCGTTACCAACATTTAACGATCCAACATTAGTCGTGCCTGATGTATAGGGTATCAAAACCCTATTGTTGGCATCTTGATTAACCGATTTTTGTGCTGGATAGGTTACAAACACATCCTTTGACCCAGCCGCAAACATGACTTTAGACCCTGTGGAGGAGGCCAGCACAGTATCTCGACTTAGTGTTCCGCTTAGATATGTACCTAGACCCACCTCCCACTCGGAAGTGCCAGCAATTGTGTAATACGTGGTGTTGTTGTCGCCAATGACGCTAAAGCCTTGATAACCCGTCACCGCCCCGGCTAATGTAATCGTTCCTGTCCCCGTGGTTGTGGTTGTTTCCCGCACCCGGTCATCAAGAACTAGACTCATTGCACAGTCTCCACCCCAATCACTAGGCCATCAGCGTCCCGCACTACCTTTTTGGGGGCCGATAAACGTTGCATCGCCTCGCCAATGTTTTGCATCGATGCGCCATGCAGATTTGCCATGTTGTCATGCATTTCTGTCAATTTGTTCATTGCCATCAATATTGGCCCACCCAGTTCATTGGTGATTTGGGCAGATGCCGCTTCAATGACAGGCAAATCAACGCCGGGATTGCTACCAATCCTTGCAACCATGATCTTTGTTGCCGCATCCAGTTCGGCTTTCCAGCGGTCATATTCCTCGCGGCCTTGCATCTCTCGGGCTTTGATTTGCAATTCTTGGTTAGCCATAGCCTGTTGGAATTGCTCTTTCATCTGCTCCAATTGCATATCCGCTTGGGTCTTGGCCTGTTGCATTTGCATTTCAAGCTGGGCATTAGCCTGTGCCAATTGCATCTCGGCTTGCAGTTTCATCTGATCGCCTTGCGCTTGGGCTTGCATCCGCATCTGCTCGGCCTGTTGCTCGGCTTGCAGTTTCATCATCTCAGGGTTGGGCTGGGGTTGTGCCATAGCCTGTTGCGCCTTGGCCTGTAGCTGTTTCATGGCCTGTTCAATGGAACTTTCCAACTCACGCCCAGCGCGGTATCGGCGCACCATGAATAACAACATTTCGCTCATCATGGGCAACATCTCGGGCACACCCTGCACCATAGGCAATGTGTTTTGCAAAAATGCACCAATAGCGGCAATCGCCTCTTGTGCATTTTGCTTTTCTGCTGCGTCATCAATCTGGGCAAGGGAATCGCTTTCTACAGTTATGTGGTAATCCCGAATTGTCCCGCTGGACAGCATCTGGATGGCGGCTTGCAACAATTGCGGGTCTTGGCCCTCTGGAGTATTCATCACCCCAGAC